TTCAAGGACTTGAAGCAGGAGTTCGCAAATGACGGCTTCAAAGGCGTGACCCCTCCCGAATCAGCGGAAGAGAAGATTGAGAAAGAATCTGAATCTATCGCTAAGATGATTGACGAGGGAACGAAAACTATTGTTGAACAAAACAAGAATTAATTATGTCAGCAGGATTTAAGTATGATTTGGTTCCGCCCGTTGAGCAAGAGGAACGCTACGATGTCCAGACCGGTATTCGTAGACGTGGCCCGTTCAAACTTGACACGCAGAACCTAGTAGTGGGAAGTTTCCTTCCCGTATTTACGCCGATTTGTGCGGACTTGAAAAACAAGTTCGCTTATGCGGTAATCAACGTGAGAGTTGTGGAAGCCTATACCACCGGTGCGGAGGCTTTGTCTATCAAAGTAGCCAAGAACTCTTTGGCTTATGTGGGAATGTTTGTCGGAAGCGGCACTAAAGGTGCTGAGGTCGCAGCTATTGACAAATCTAATGCCAACTACGATGTCTTGACTATCAAGGCTGCTTTCGGTGAGAATATCGCCAAAGATACCGTACTTTTCAATGCGGTTGCGGTTGACGGCTTGAAACAGAAGTACGTTGCAAATTCGGCTCTGTTTAACCGGACGAAAGTAGAGGACGGAATTACACTGGTTTCATTGCTTCGTACAGCCGCAGAGATTGAACCTTCAAAACTGGCTATGCCGTTCTCCGAGAACGATAAAGCCAACATGAAGGGATGGTTTGAATTTAACGAGTAAGGAGGTAGGATATGTTTTTAACGATTCAGACATTATTCGATGATGCGAACATTGTTTCCGCTATCATCAGACGTGTGAACCAGACACGCAAGGACACAATCTATTGGCAGCAGTATCTTACTTTCCGCAGGGTAACTACCCGCGTGTTCAAAGATTATATCGGTTCTGTAACCGGAGTTATGGCAGGTTCCATCAATTCACGTTTTGGAGAGAAACCCATCCGTGAACGTCGGAACATCGGTTCCGGATATGGTGAGATTGCCTATTTGGGTGATGCTTATCAGATGTCTATCGACCGTCTTTCTGAATTGCAGGATTTGATTGACAAGTTCAATGCAGCTAAACCGACAGACCAAAAGGCTGCAATGGAAGAGATTGTAAATTTCCTAGCGGATGATTACCGTCAGATTACCCTTGCTGCTCACAAGCGTATGGATATTATTCTCGGTGCGCTGTTGATGCTTGGTGAAGCCACCGTTTACAACAAGGATGCTGCAATAACTTCCGGTCAGACCAATAATAAACTGCTGGAGATTACCCTTCCGTTCAATTTTATCAAGCCGAAAAGTGGAGATGTGGTTGTGGACGGAAAGAACATGTTCATCTCTTACCTGAGAGAGAAACTCCATTCTTTGGCACCGGACTATGGCGTTTATGCCAAGATGATTATGACACGCGCTTCTTTCAACAAGTTCGTGCTCGGTTCATCTGAATTTGGCGAGCAATACAAGATGATTCTCGGCAGCAACGAAATGAAGTTGAGTACGGGATTGGTTTCCTCTTCTTTGGCTTCCGAAGTGTTCACCGGCATCGGTTTGCCGCGTATTGAAATCAAGGAGGACTACGTGAAAGACCAGACGGGAAAGAATGTGCAGATTTACGCGGATAACCGTATTACTCTGTTACCTTCTGACAACATTGGTTATATGCGCCATCATACCCCGTATGAAGCGACAGACCCAGTACAAGGACGTACTTATATCCCGTCAGAGGGGCAGATGCTTATCTCCAACTACCGTGACAAAAACGGTCGCTACATGGAATATACGGCAGAGTGGATTCCGCAGATTTCCAATCCAGATTTGATAACCAATTTCGATTTGAGCGAAATTGCATCCATCCAATCAGCATAAGGGGGTAGGATATGAAAGTAAAGGTTATATCAGTTTTCCGCGACAAGTTCACCGGAAAGTATTATACTCCCGGTGAAGTGATTGAAGTCGGTGAGGAGACCCGTGTGCTGGATATGGAAAGTCGCAGACTTGTCGAAAGGGTTGAGGTGAAAACTCCCGAAGTGAAAACCACTGAAGAAAAGAAGGAGGTGAAAATCTCCCTCTTTGAGGAAGAGTTCGAGAAGAAAACTTTGATTGAGGCTTTGAAGTCCATCGGTGTGCAGGCTTCCGGCAATATGAAAGAGGAAACTCTTTTGGGTAAGGTTGCAGAACTTGATGAAGAATCAACAGCCAAACTGAAAGAAGCATTAGGTATCGAGTAAAAGGATAGGGTAGTGCTTCTACCCTTCCATTGTCTAATTTTATAAATCAGAAAAGAAATGAAGAATTTTATTTTTGCCATGTGTGGCTTTTTAATGATGTCTTTGGTTTCGTTGAGCGTGCAGGCATCAAGTGTGGAATCTTCTAAGTGTGAATACGTGAATCCATCGGTTGATGTTGGTCTGCCAGATATTCAGTTTATCACTTTGGAAACGGCTCTGGCTGATTGTGTTGTACCGACCATGACGCATCCCGTGTTTTTGGTTGCAAATAACCCGGCTATGATGTGTTCGATAAAAGAGGGAATGGCTATTCAAGGGATACGAATTAATGTTCCCAAATGCCCGTTCAGATACATCTATAAATCAAAGTATTGCACGCATTATAGCTATACCGCATATAGTAAACTGATTACATCATATTGATTGATAACAGTCATGAGTAACAAGGAGTTTGTATTAAGCGTATTTGATAAGAATCCCCCGTCTAATCTTGTAGTTGAAAATATACTTTCAAGAACGGGATTGGATGGCGAAGAACCTTTTGCCGAGGAAAATAGGGCAAGATTAGAGGTCGCTTGTGCCAAGCAAATTCCGTGGATGATACAAAATCCATCTTCGGTCAGCGAAAGCGGATTTTCTGTGTCTTGGTCTAATCATGTTGATAGCCTAATGAAATTGTACTCATGGCTGTGTAAACAGTACGGTTTGAAAGACGAACTGGGTAACAAACCTAAAGTGACTTTCTTATGATATTCGCTCCACACATATTGCAGGTAAAAGTTATCACCCCGATGGATAAGGATGAGTTTGGCAGACCTATTCCCGGAACAGGTGGTGAATACTGGCAGGAGGTATGCAAGTGCCGTTGTGATGATAACACTACCAAAGAGTTTTCATCTGATAACGGCTCTGTGTATCGTCCGAATTATCATGTAGTATGTGAGAAAAGAATTACTGTCAAGGCTGGCGATGAAGTACGTTGCATGGATGGTGATGGCGTAAGAGGTCAAGGCGAAGTCTACACGGTAAAGAGTACAAACTACTTTAACTACTCGGAATTATGGATGTAGATTTCGATTTCTCAGATGTCGACTCCTTTTTCGATGAAGGAGAATGGGAGGTCGAAAAGAAGATGATTGATGTAGGCGATGAAGCTGTGAAGTACGCAGAGGAACATGGGGATTATCAAGACCATACACTCACTTTGAGAACGTCCAATGATTACGATGTCGATAAAGACGGTCTGACGCTAAAAAACGAAGCAGAATACGCTTCATTCGTGGAATCCAAAGGGTTTGAAGTTTTGAGTGGTGCCGCTTTATATGCGGAAAAACGATCAAAAGAAGAATTTGAAAAATGAAAAAGTATATTGGAACAAAACAGATTGAAGCTGAACCTATGACAAGAGGTGACGCGTGGGGAAAACATCTTCTTAGAGAAAATCCGTCAACGGAAAATTTTGACGATGAGGGTTATCATGTTCGTTATGAAGATGGATATGAAAGCTGGAGTCCTAAAGATACGTTTGAAAAGGCGTATAAAATAGCTGATACTTTCCTTGACCGCTTGCATATTGAAATGCGAGATTTATATGAAAAAATGGACAAACTTGCTCCATTTGTTGAATCTGGGAAAATAGACGAAGTTGTGACTGACAAATATCAGAATTATTTGCTTCGTTTGCAACATAGAATTATGAGCAGGTATATTAATGTATTGGAATGCCGTATTGGTAGAGTTGATGGTTCCCCCGAAGCTCCCTTGCATCAGATGACATTTGGTGATGCTATCGAAGTCCTGAAACAAGGTGGGGCCGTCCGTAGGAGCGGCTGGAATGGCAAGGGCTTGTGGGTAATCAAGCAGGTTCCAGCTCGCATTACAGAGGATGTTATTCCAAAGATGCAATCTCTTCCGCAATCAGCAAAAGACCTTATTCTGAAAGGTAAGGGTTTCATTGACTATACTAGTCAATGCCTTATTTACGACGAGAACACCGGGCGTGCTGATTCATGGGTTCCGTCTATCAGTGATGTGTTTGCCGAAGATTGGGAGATTGTGGAATGATAGTAACTACCGACATAGGAAACATTCTCTACCGGGACTGCAAGGCTTTCGGAATAAGCATAGTACCCAACGGGGAAACGCTGACGGGTGAATTGACCTCTGAAAGAATCGTTATCCACACGAAGAAACAACAGCCGGGAAAGTATTGGAAGAAATCTTTCGCAGAAGTGAATCTATGTGTACCCAATTTAAGCGAGAATGAAGCGAACACAATCCGGCTTAACGAACTTGAAAGAAAGGCTGGCAAGCTGCTTGATGATGTAGTAAGCACCTATGACGGTACAACCTATCGTTACTCTATCGAATCAATTGGCACGGAAGCGGATACAGCTTTGAAATGCCATTACGTGAATGTGAGAATTTTATTTGAAGTAATAAATGTAAAACTATAAGATTATGATTTCAGCAGTAGGAATAAAAAGAATCTTGTTTGCCGATATTGATAAGGTAACGGCAGACATTACTCCCGAAATCGCAAAGACTTTGATTCAAGCCGCTATCAAAGCGAAAGATGAGGTTTTGAATGTACACGGGGAAACGTGGCAGATTGAGGAAACGGAAGCCTCTGTCACCGGGTACAAGAACCAATTAACAGGAAAGAATTACCGTTACGATGATGTGCCGGGAGAAGTATCACCCACTTTCTCTATCGGACAATATGACTGGAAGACAAAGAAAGCGTTCATGGGGGGCGATGTTATTCAGGCAACATCTAAAGATGTGGGTTGGAAGCGTGCTTTGGATAAAGTGGTCATTAACAAAGCATTGTTTTGTCTGACCGATGATGATGTCTGGTTCATCTTCCCAAAATGCCGTATTGTTTCCCGTGAAGCCAATACGGATAAGGCAATTGCAATCGCTGTAAAAGGCTTGGTGCAGGAACCGGGAATTGAAGGTGTATCTTCTGAATATAACTATGAAGAAGGGCAGATTAAAGCTTTGCAGGCATGAACTACAGTAACCATTGTACCTACTCCTTCCGATGCGACCGTAAAGCTGGACGGTGTAACGGTCAAGTCAAAGCAGGTGAATGCTGGGGCTACCGTTCACTATGAAGTGTCGAAAGTGGGGTACGTCACTCAGTCAGGAGATATTAAAACCACTCCTTCTGAAGTTGATACCACTCTTAAAAAAGAGATAACATTGGTAAAAGCATAAGAGTGATAACCGGGGGATGGATATATACCATTCCCCCTTTTAGTTTAAGAATATGAATCAAGCAGCAAAAACAGTTTCTGATGCTTTGTTAGGGCTGGATTTCATGAATGTGGAGATAGGAGGGATGGTTTATACCATTAAACCTCCTACAATTAAAATTATCTGTCGTGCCATTCATCATTTTTCCAATATCGCCCTGCGAGGAGATAATATCATGGAGGCTATTAAAGAGCTTCCTGAAGCTACTGAAGATATGCTGAAAGGTATTTCATGCTTCATCTGCGGGAATGATAGTTTGGTCAAAGAATTGGAGAACGGCACTTTTGAAGAAGTCAAAGATGCCTTGGAAGTCTGTTTCTCTATGATGGATATTTCGGCTTTTCAGTGTGTCAGCTCGATGAGGAACGTGTCGATGCTGGCAGCAAGACCGAAACAGTAGGAAACACAACGTTCTTCGGGCAGATAGCCCATTTGATTGACACGCTTCATTTGAGTTATACAGAAGTGTTTGAGGTTATCCCTTATAGGAATCTGTTGATGATGCAACGGGATAAGTTACACGCAGTATATGGTGGTCAGAAGGTGAATAGAATCAGTGGTAAGGAATTGGCTAATCGTAGGAAAAAATTATAGATATGGCGAAATTATATTTTAAGGTAGGTAGTGACTGGGAAGAAGTTGTAAGGCTTCGTAATGAAATTGCGAAGTTAAAGCAGGAGTTAATGAGCATGGATGGCACGCAGTCTCCTGCTGCTTTCAAGGCTTTGAATGCCCAACTTGCTGCATCCAACCAAAGATTGGATGAGTTGGTGACTAATGCAGCCAAAGCTGGAGCGGAGATGGAAACGGGATTCAAAAGGAAAATCTTCGATGCTTCCCAGGCCGTGAATGGATTCACAGAGAAGATTCTTGCTCAAAAAGCGGTAGTTAAAGATATTGAAGCGGACGTAAAGCGATTGGGCGATGCCTACCGTACAGCATTGAGACGAAATCCATTATCAGCAAGCAGCAAGTTGGAAGAATATAACGCTGCACGAAAGGCTTTAGACGAAGAAAAGGCGGCTTTATTCGGATTAACCCAACAACAAGCTGAAGCTCGTCTATCGGTAAAGAAGCTCCGTGATGAATATGCTCTATACAAGGATGATGCGAAAGAGGTTGTAGAAACTAATAATGGTATCGCTATTTCTTGGAAGAAAGCCTTAGCGGTTATCGGTGGTGCCGGGGTATTAAAGGCATTAGGTTCTGAAATCATACGTGTTCGTGGTGAGTTCCAGGCTGCTGATACAGCCATTCAAACATTATTAGGTAGTAAAGAGAAAGCTGATGCACTCATGTCGCAAGTTCGTGAGTTTGCTAAAGTTTCACCTTTGGAATTTTCTGATGTAACGGCAGCAACGCAGATGATGTTGGGATTTAACATCGAAGCAGAGAAAGTTCCTCGTTATCTTCAAGCCATTGGGGATGTTTCTATGGGAAATACGCAGAAGTTCAATTCTCTGACTTTGGCTTTTTCTCAAATGTCTGCTGCTGGTAAACTGATGGGTCAAGACCTCAATCAGATGATAAACGCTGGATTCAACCCGTTACAGATTATCTCCGAAAAGACCGGAAAATCTATCGCAATTTTGAAAGATGAAATGTCCAAAGGTGCTGTTTCCGCTGAAATGGTTCAACAGGCATTCATTGATGCAACTTCCGCAGGTGGTAAGTTCTATAATATGTCTGAGAATGCTTCAAAGACTATCAATGGTCAGTTGTCTATGATGCAGGATGCGATGGATGCCGTGTTTAACGAATTGGGAACTAAGTCGGAAAGTGTTATCATGGACGGTATTCAAATGACAACTTCGTTGATTCAGAATTATGAAACAGTAGGTAAGGTCTTGGCTGGATTAGTGGTTACTTATGGTACATACCGGACCGCAGTGATGCTTGTTACTGCTGCCGAAAGTAAACATACTCTTGTGGAGATTGGACTTACCAATGCCCGTTTATTAGCACGAAAAGCGCAGTTAGCTTTAAACGCTGCAATGCTTACCAATCCTTATGTAGCTTTAACTGTCGTTATCGGTGGGCTTGGAGCTGCCATGTGGGCATTATCCGACAGCACAACATCTGCTGAACGTGCTTTGGACTCGTACAACAAGAAAATAGAAAAACTCAACACGGACGAAGAAGATCGGAAACGTACTTTGGAAGGTCTTGTTAGCACCATTAATAGCGAGGTAGAAGCCGAGACCACTAAACTTAAAGCCTTAAAAGACATTGAGAAACTATATCCTGCACTCTTTAAGAAGTATGTCGATGAGAAAGGTCATATACATGACTTGACTGGGTTTTGGAAGGCATATAATGAAGAGGTTTCAAAATCCAGAACACAGTCAAAACAGGCTATAGTCGAATCTTTGGAACAACAAATAAAAAGTGCAGAATGGGCTTATAATCTAGCAAGGAAAGAGAACAACCGTTTCGAAATGAAGGTTCAGGCACAGCGTATCGAAGACCTGAAGAATGAATTGGCAAACGCAAGAAAAGATGTCTTGTCGGAAATCAATGCCCAATTGGAAGTTGAGAACAGACAGGAAACAAAAGAAACTACATATCAAGAGGATTTGGCAAATGCTAAAGTCGAATGGGAGAAAGCGAAAAAAGGGTATGAGGCATTAATCAAAGATCAGACGGCTACATCGAAACAGGTGAAAGAAGCCAAAGATAAGATGGATGCATCCGAAAAGACATACAAGGAGCTGGGCGGAGTAACTGGAAGCGCACTGACCAGACAGGAAAATCTAGCAAAAAAGCAAAAGGAAAATCAGGAAAAGCTGGACGAACAACTTCTTTCACTTCACCGTCAGAACCAACAGGATGAAATCAACCTGATGAGAGAAGGCACGGAAAAGAAGTTGAAACAGATTGACCTTGATTATCAGAAACAGATTGATGCGATAAGAAAACAGGAG